TCGATGCCTGTATTGCTCAAGGGCATCGAGCGGCGAGTGCTTGGTCATCAGGTATTCGGTAAGCTAATGAAAATCCCCAACCCCAGGCCGAGGATGGTCTGGGCCGCGTTAAAACCGGCATGGAGGTTGGTACAGAGCGAAGAAGTAAACGCCCGACGTATGGATTTAGAGGTCTTTCTCAGTCGATATCCGTCGCGTAAGAAACTTCTTTATCGCAAGGCTAGCGATGAACTCCGCCAGCGTGCGCTCTGTAAATCGGATTTTGAGGTGGTGGCTTTCATCAAACGTGAGAAAACTTTAGATGCGGAGATCAAGGATCCTCGGATCATTCACCCACGTAAGTATACAGGTCTACTTACGTGGGGTAGGATCTATTTTACTATGGAGGCGGACATCTACAACATCATAAATCGGTGGTTCAACGATGATGTTCCGTCTGTTATGAAAGGAATGAATGTCGTGGAAATGGCCACGGCTATTAGATGCAAGTGGGAGATGTACTCCCAGCCCTGTGCAGTAATTATGGATGCAAGCCGGTTTGATGCACATCATAAAGGGGCCACTATTGAATGGGAACATGCTGTTTATTTAAGCATGTGTCGTAACACCGCAGTGTACGAGGAGATGCAATTGATACTACCATGGATGGCGTCATATCGTGTTATAGCACGATGTGATGAAGGAAGTGTGCAGTATCGATGCAACGCACGTGCATCAGGTGATCCCCATACTAGTGGTGGAAACACTTTGATGGTAGCTTGTGCTTTGGTGTCAAGCTATGTGGAGACTCAAATTCCTATTGCTCCATGTATCAATGGAGACGACTTGGTCATAATTGCTGAACGCCGAGATATAGCAAGGTTTGTTGATAACTTTGAGTCGCGGTGTACATCCATAGGGTGGCGATATCGAGTTCTAAGTCAGACTAGTGTGTTTGAAGAGATAGAATTTGGTCATTGTCACCCATTGGACATGCACCCTTGGCGGATGTGTCGGGGTCCCGTAGCTTTACGGAAGGATTTGTTGATTCGCAAGCCAGTGCGGAATCACATAGAAGCGGAACGATGGTATGCCACCATCGGGCACCTTAATTTGGCCCTGAACGCCGGGGTGCCCGTGTTACAGGCGGCAGCTCTCGAGTTGTTGCGCCGTTCATGCGGGCGAAAGCCGTTTGATAATGACGAGGAGGTGCGAGCCTCATCTATGTATCAGTTATCGAAACGCATGGAGGCCGCAACCCAGGAAGTTACTACATCTGCCCGCGTATCCTTTTGCAATGCTTACGGTATCACCCCGGCAGAACAGCAGTGTTGGGAGCGCTACTTCGAGGAGCGCTGCATCAAAGAGCCAGTTGAGTTCTTTCCAGACATGTCTTAGTCGCCAAGCTCCATTGGTGGCGATGGTGTCACTGGTTGATTACCCAAATTGTATTGGATGTATGGCAAGTATATGATGACATTAGCTTCTGACTGTTGCTGATTGACTACCCTAAAACGAGCACCGATTCTGGGTTTTCCCCCCCAGATAGGCAGCTGGATATCCAATACTTCCAAACCACATCGACGATGTGGTGGATGGACAAGAGACTGCACGGGTAGCTAAGTCCAGTGATGTACAGTCCCTCTATAACC